CGTGGGCGCTGCATGTTGAGCCATATTAAACCTCCTTAGAATCGGTTTTGATTGAGTGCCGTCTGCAAGGCGCGTGCGGTCGCAGGGCCGAAGCTCGCATCCTGCGCCAGACCGTAATGACGCTGGATGGCCTTGATGGTGGCCGGACCGAGCAGTCCGTCCACTCCGCAGCCCAGGCGACGCTGCACGGCACGGATCAGATCACTGCCGCCAGACCCGTAGCGGACCACGCTCGAATCGATGGCCGGACGCGCGTAGGTCCTGCCGTCCGGCACCTGCTGGCCGCTGATGATGCCATCCACCGCAGTGCCCATCACCTGCTGCCAGCGGCGTACCGTGGCCGGGCCGACATTGCCATCCACTGCGATGGCACCGGAATTTGCGGCTGGAGCGGAAGACTGGGCGCCCTGGTATCGCAGATAGCAATTCCACGGATAGTTGTAGTAGGCGCGGATGTTGGTTTCGCGGCCAGTCTGGTCACCAGCCCTGCCATACGCGGTGCCACGCTCGCTGATGGACGCCTGCGCGAGCTTGCCGCCGCCAAGATAGACGGCCACGTGGTGCACGTCGTTGAGCAGGATGTCGCCCGGCTGCGGACTGCCGTTCGCGGGCAGGCGGGTCCAGCCGCGACGGGTCAGATTGCCGCTCAGATTGCCGGTGTAGGTGGCCGTGCCGGTGTCGAAGCCCGCCTCACGCAGGCAGTGGATCACCAGACTGGAGCAGTCGCAATTACCCGCCGAAGCGTTGAAATTCCAACGGTCGGACTGGCTGTAGCCGAGATTGGCGACTGCGCACCAGTAGCGCATGCGATTGATGAAAGTGCTTACGCTTGCCATGTCAGTCCTCCAATCCTTCGACGGCCTTGGCCGCGTCCTCCTCGGACACGACCTGAATGGTTTCGGGCGGCATCGAATCGCCCTGCGGTGTCATTTCCGGCGTCATGGTCACATCGATCACGACCGCCTCCTTTCCGCCTCTTTCGAGGCAAACGAAAGGGCCACCACTGAAGTGATGGCCCTGAAAATCGGTTTCAGCGCATGTGAGCGCCGTGGTTGAAAATGAGAATGAGTGCGAGGAGCAATAGGTAGGCTCCGCCCGCGATGAGCAGTCGTGTCATTGCCGGTCCTCCAAGTATTTTTCGGCTGCTGAGATGATCCAGCATTGCGCGTCGAGTTTTTCGAGCTTAGCCAGCTCGTATCGGACGGCCTCGGAATGGTCGTGTGACTGGTCGCCGTAGATCAGTGAAATCAGCGTGTTTTTTATGGTGTCGCGGCAGAGTTCGTCCATGCGCTCGTCAAAGCGCTCCGTCCGCTCGCCCAGCTGCCTCGTCTTGGCGAAATGCTGGGAAAGCACCGAATTGTAAGGCAATCGCTCGGGGTTAACGTGCGCATACAATCCGGTCGCGAGCGATTCGAGCGCCCCCGGCCAGATTTTCAAGCACAGTGTGATTACCGCGCACGCGCCGCCGACACCCCCAAAACCAGCTAGAAAATTTTGCAGCACATCGATTCCTCCCTTGATTCAATGGTTTTAAACCCGTCGAAATCGACGGGATTTGGAATTCACGCGCGCGGCATGAGGTCGCCGTCGAAATAATCAAGCCCGCATTCACCCATCAGCAGGCTGTATTCCTCTTGCGAGGTGACGATCATCCTGTTGATTTTCCATACGGCGTCGCCGGTGGTGACGACAACCACGGTTGGGAACATGTTTCTCGTCGGATAGGCAGTCAGCCTGCCCGACTTGTTAAGCGTGTGAGCGTTGTCCCATCCGAATCTGATCGTGCCTGTGCCAGACACAAGTTGGCAGTATGCGCTGACGACATGCTTGGTTGGCGCGTCACTGGCGACTTTCCAGCCTCTGAATTCCACGCGGCCGTTGCCCGTGCAAACCGTCAATGGGCTGGACGCATAGTTCGTGATGATTCTCATGCCATCACCCCCATGAGGGTTAGGCGAGCGGCATCGTGTCCCCGGTGAAATATCCGATGCTGTCGAGCAGGGTCTTGTTCGCCTGATAATCGGCAAACGTGCAGAGGAGCATATCTGTCACTGTAACGGTCGGATTGCCTGACTTGACGGAATAACTCATTGACACAGGATTGGGATTGTTGGAGATCATCGTGTATCCGATACGTTGGCTTGCGCTGATGTCGCCATCCACTCCGATTATCGAGATCGTGCCGCCGGTGACGTTCACATAGACATTGATCCAATATTTCATCCCGATCTTGCTCGGGACGGTCGTGATATTCGTCCACCTGCCTGCTTTTAAGGTGATGGTCGAGGATGGTTTCGCGCATAGGTTCGTGACCATCATCGGGCACCACCGTCCCGGTGCGCGGCGTCAGTCGCGTGGCATGGTGTCGCCGGTGAAGAAGCCCGGAAGCCCCCCCCCCACGGCTTTATCGTAAGTGTCGGCCGATTCGATGAGGATTTCGCTCATCATGCCGATCAAGCCGACCTCCCTCCCCAATTGCATCCTGACGAGGAGATGCTGGCATCCTTCCGGAATCGTGATCTCGGAGTCCACCGTGAGGGTTTGCCCGTCGGCGACCGGCTTGTTCAGCAACTGCTTCCACGAGGAGTTGACGCTGCTGTAGACGATGAAATTGGCGGCGGCCTTCTGCGCGTATACCCTGGCGTGCACGTGATACGTGCCAGCCGGTGGGATGAGGCCGCCCGACAGTGAGAATTGTCCGAAATTATCGCCGGTCGCGGTGCTGGTGACTCTGAGCCAATTCTTATTGTCGGCGACCACAACAGCTTTTGCTGCGCCATTGTTGATTTCCGCGAAGAGTTTTCCGGTGATGAGCGGGTCGGGGAACCAGTTAATCCTCTGCATTCTCGTCTCCCTTCACGCTTTCGAGCACGTCGGCGGGAATCAATTTCATGGCCGCGTTGAGCTGACTGGTCAGGATTGCGATCTGCTTGGTGAGAGTGCCGATCTGCTGCGAAAGCTGGTCGATGACCTCGTTCGCGTCGGCTGGAATCTGAGTCAAAATAGTCTCCTTAAATACGAAACCCCCACAATCCGATTGGATTGCAGGGGTTGAAAAAATTGGAATGCTGGATTAGTCGGCGGCGGTCATCGTGTCGATACGAGTAACCGCCTTCAATTCGTCCAAGGTGAGGGTGCGTCCGAGATTCGTCTTCACGTCCGTCAAAGTGACGGACGTGCCGGAATCATCGAAGGTCGCAAGCACGCCACGTGCATAATCCCTCCATGATTCGGTCGAGCCGTCAGTGCTGGAAAACTCCAATCCGAGACGGCACAATTCCGCGCGCACCGACTCCTTCGGCGGACGCAAATCAAGCACGCCAGACGGCTCGGCGGGCGTCACGGTAGGCGCGGTATCGGTAGTGGTCTCAGTGGTCACATCGGCCATAATCAATCTCCTTAATTCTGTTGGTTTTGTCTTGGCATGAGGGACTCGAAGAATCGTTCCTCACACTCGTCCAAAACGTTTTGACTGGACTCGTCGTTGAGGAAATCGTCAAGGCCCTCAATGTTTTTGGTCATGCTTGTGTCAATGCCACTCGACGGCTCCTCATCGGAGTCATCAGCCGCCAGTGTGGCAATGAGATTCGCGTCCGTCTCATTCGACATGACCGGCAGGTTCATGCCCTCACGCGCCTTATTCCGCGCGGCGGTAAGCGGGTCATTCAACACTTCCCCATCAGCCGCAAGCATGCTCACGCCGGTGGCGGAATCATTCAGCGCCGATTCAAGCGCCTCATACGCGCCTGTCCATACGCCGCGCCCCGTTTTCGGGTCGTACCGGCTCGTGTCCTCCTTGCCCTGCATGATTGCGGCGATCGCTTCACGGGTCGAAGCAAGGCCGAGCAGCGCCTTCCACGAGACGAGCACGTCGGTCGTGAACACGAAACTGTCCGACCCGTTTATGGGCGGATTGCAGCGGATAATGCAAAGCCCACTGTTCTCATCCGTTTCGAAAGTCGCAGACAAGATTTCCTCCAATCACTTGACCAAATAAGCCAGGAATTCCGCGTAAACATCCACCGGGCAAGGCTGGTCGGCGTTATACAGCTTCAATGTGAAGCCGCTCTGGCCGCCCGTGTTCATCGGGTGCGCGATGATGCCCGCCCATTGTGAATCCGCGTTCGCGACGACGTAATAGTGGCCGTATTTCGTCGGGCTGAACGTGCAATCGACTTGCGTGGAAGCGCCGGTCGCAATCTTCGAGCCGGGATTCGGATACCACGCCTTCCACGCAGCCTGGGCATGGAACGTAAAACGGTTCGTGATGCCGCCAAGATAGCCGCCGAGGTAGAGATAGCCTGCGCTGATGTCGGACACCATGCCGATTTCGCCGTTCGCGTCGGATGCGGTGCAGTACGCGCGGGCCTTCGCGCCCTGCGAGTGCACGCCGACCTCGCACAAGCTGCCGGAATCACTGCGCACGTTGAGATACGCGCTTGCACCCGATCCGCCGACACCATGCATGGTGAGCCATGAGGAGCTTTTTTTCGACAAGTCGGACTCGTCATAATTCGTGTCGGCGTGCAGATACACTTGTGACGTGACGCCGCTGCCGGTGCCGCCTTTCGCACGAGGCTTCGATTTGAGACTCATGAAAGCAGCGGGGTCGTTCTTGCTCACGTATCCGCTCCACAAGTCCAATTCGCTCATCAAGCCGACCTGATTCGATTCGATGAGCGACGCGACCGTAGGATAGTTGTAATATGCGATCGAATCCTTGTACGCCAAAAACTCCAATCCGTCACCGGTAAAAGTCTCCGACCCGGCAATCGCGTGCGACTTGTAATCCGGACTGATACGCACCCTGTGCCCGCTCGTGCGGGTCTGGAAGGTGCCGGTCAGCACATTCGACTTGCCTTCGCCGTCAAGATAGACGGTGCGGTTGTGGCTGGAATCCCACATTTGCAATGCGGTCGAGTTGAGCTTCATTCCGGTGTTCGCGGCCTCGGAGCTTTGGAAGACGGCGCCGGTGAACACGTAGCCCTTGAACTGGCCTGCCGCCACCTTGTCAGACGTGATAGTGCCAGCCGCGATTTTGACAGCCGTCACCGAATTCGCCGCGAGCTTGTCGGCGGTGATGGCACCAGTCACAATCTTGGACGCATTGACCGAATTCGCAGCCAGCTTGTCCGCGTTAACCGCGTTGGCGGCCAGCTTATCGGTCGTGACAGCATTGGCGGCGATGTCGGACGCCTGAATCTTGTGGACGTTGAGCAGCGCCACGGTCATGTCCTCGGTGACCTTGAGCTTGCCCGTGGTCACGGAATTGGCCGCGATCTTGTCGGACGTGATGGCCAGTGCGACGATGTTCCGAGCCTGCACCGAGTTGGCGGCGAGTTTCGCGGCGGTCACCGCGTCAGCCACCAGCTTTTCAGTGGTCACGCTGTTAGCTGCGAGCTTGTCCACCGTGATGGCATTGGCTTTGACCTTCTCGGCGGTCACGCTATCGGCGGCGAGATGCTTCGCGGCCACCGTCCCAGCAGCGAGGATGTTGTTCGCCACGAGGTCGAATGGCTCGAAGCGCGTACCATCCCAAGTCAACACTTCCACCACGCGGTCAGCGAGCGGCACCAAGACGCTTGGTGAAGCGTTCGGCGTTCCCTGCCAATAGGTGTAAAAGTCGGCCAGCATGGACGGCGAATTGTTCTTCTCGCCTTTCCACCTCGTCCAATACTTTTGCGTGCGCCACCACATGTCGCCCGGCTTCAGACCGTCATGATTCGGTTCGTCGGGGCCACGGTAGATGAGGTTCTTGCCGTCGGCGGTTGTCTGCGCCTTCTTGGCTGCGGCCTGAGCCTGATTAGCCTGAGAAGCCGCGTTGGCGGCAGCGGTCGAAGCCTTGTCGGCGGTGGCTTGAGCGGTCTTGGCCGCATCATTCGCCTTGACGGCGGCGTTCGCCGCATCGGTCGCGGCCTTGTCGGTCACAGCAACCCAAGCCGACCCATTCCACCTTTTCGGCGTGTTCGCGCCATTCGTGGTGTCAATCCACAAGGTCGAAGCCTTGCGCATCGACGTGGCCGGTGCCGTGCCCTGGATAAGCACGTCGGCCTTGCCGTTAGCCACGCCAGCTGCGGCTGCGGCAGCGGTATTGGCCTTCTGCGCTGCATTGGCCGCATCGGTTGCGGACTGAGCCGCACTATCGGCGGTGGCCTTGGCCTGAGTCGCCACGCTCGACGCATTGGCAGCGGTGGTCTTGGCATTGGCCGCATCCGTCTTCGCGGCGGAAGCGTCCGTCTTAGCCGAAGCCGCGTCGGACTTGGCGGACTTGGCGGACTCATTGGCGGTGTTCGCCAGCGTCTCCGCATTGCCAGCGGTCTTCTTCGCGCTCTCGGCGGCGGTCTGAGCGGCATTGGCCGCGTCCTTGGCCTGACCGGCGGTGGCGGTAGCGCTCTTCGCGGCAGTCTGAGCCGCATTGGCGGTATCCTGTGCGGTCTTCGCCGCACCAGTGGCCGTGTCAGCCGTGCCCTGAGCGTTTTTCGCGGCGGCAGCGGCGTTCTCAGCAGCCTTCTTCGCGTCAGTGGTCTTAGCCGCATTATCCGCGATATCCGACTTCGCCTGAGCGATTTCGTCGGCATTGCGCTCCACGTCGGCATAGCCGAGATGGTTCCACGCGGCACCATCCCACACCAGCGTGTCGATCACGCGATCCGACAGCGGCACGAGCACGGAAGGAGAATTATTGGCTTCGCCCTGCCAGTAGGTGTAGAAGTCAGCCAAGAGCGACGGCGAGGCATTGGGCGTGCCTTTCCACCTCGTCCAATATTTCTGGGTCTTGAGCCACAGGTCGCCGACGATGAGATTGTCCTTCGGTTCGTCCGGCCCACGGAAAGTATGGTTCTTCGAATGGGCTTCGGCATACGCCTGCGCCGCCGACTCCTTCGCCTTGCTGATCTCGCCATTCGCGGTGGTCAGGTCGCTCTTGGTCTGCGCGATATCCTTCCGGGCCTGTGTCAGGTCGGTCTGCGCCTGAGCGAGCGACTTGGACGCCGCGTCGAGATTCGACTTGTTGGCTTGGATGTCCTTCTGGGCCTGCGTCAGCTTCGCCGTATTATCCTTCAACGCCGTCTGATTGTCAGCCAGGTCTTTTTGGATCTGCTTGACCTCATCAGGCGAGACGGCGGAAGCCACGGTCACAGTGGCAATCGCAGACCAGTCAGACTTATTGCCCGCATGATCGACAGCACGAAACGCATAAGTATGAGACGTGCCAGCCGTCAAACCAGTAATCACATAATCGCCAATACCAGTCGAAACAGCTGCAATCTCCTTGAAACTACCATTAGTCAAACGTTCGCCAAGAATGTTCCTGTCCCAGTCAATCGGCATGGAACCACCATCAGCAGTTTTTCCATCCCAATTAACCGAAACCACACCAAACTCAGATGAAAGAATCGGCTTAGACGGTACAGGAGGAGGAGTCGTATCCTTAGCGACAGTCAACGCGAACACGCTAGACCATTCGCCCATCTGATCTGAATACGATGGGACAGCACGCACTCGGATAAGAATCTGAACACCACAATCCAAATTCGACCAAGACAACGTGTGCTCGGTTGTAGTACCAGCCGAATGCCACTCATATCCAGTCTTATTCACACGATATTCGACCACATACGACGTGATGTCCATAGCAGTGCCATCAGTAGCCAACGTCACATCATCCCAACGGGCGGTCACCATGCCACGCGCATACCCATTCACATTGATATAAGCGTCGGAATTGGCCGACAGATTCTGCGGAGCCTTCGGCACTCGATGGTCCTTTTCAGGAGCCGGAATCGCACCGGACGCGCCACCCAAATGAGCACCACCGGTAATACCGTTCATACGCTTCGTCAAACGAACCGAGGAATCATAATTCTTGTCGTTCAGAATCAGCGAAGCCTTGAACCCAGTCGAGTCGAGTTGCAAAGTGACCTGTTGGACACGGACCTTCTCACGGTTCGCCACTGTAGGCGCGGTAATCCAATCGCCTATCGTGTAATCGACAAGCGGCAGACAAGACGCTTCGACCACGTTCACGGATCGCGTGTACTGTCCGCGCACCCTAGCCGCGTTAGCCAACGTCGGTTTGATGAGCTGTTCGGCGGTCTCCTTCTTGTTCACACCCTGTTGGCTTGAATACAATTCCCAACCGCCCCAAGGCTTCGGGGCGTTCGGATTATCCTGCCGGAAATTAATATTGTCGCCACGTACAAGGATCGAGGAAGCCAGACCATCGATACTTTCATCGTCAGGAGCTTCGGACACATCCTGAGCAAGCGTCACCACACACGATTTAGACAAGTCACGGCATATGGCGACACTATCCGCGTTCCATAACAGCAGTTGCCGGGCATCAGTACGCCAATCGCACAAGCCGTTGTTCACCATCGAATCCAACACGTCCTGCATTGAAATGCCAAGATCATAGTAGATGCTCGGCAGCATGTAGCCCCACTGCTTACCAGCGGAATCAGCACCGGAAGTGAACCGGCTGCAATCGACTTTCACGCCGCCACGATTCCAATTCTCATCCATGAACGTGCGCATGATCGTGCCAGCGTTCGCGTTCGCGAATTTACGGGTGCCTTTCTCGTCGCCTTTGGTCTCCAATCTGGACGTGTCCAGATTCAGAGCCTTCTTCAACAGCCACCCGTAGGAGACGCCGGTCAACGACACCGTGTTGGATACGTCCAGAGCATTCCTTGAACGTGAAGCGATAACAAACCGGCCATTATACGGTTCAATCCAGCGTCCACCATCAGACACTTCCACGGCGATTTCCAAGCCGGTTTCAAGACGCCGGTCAAGAATCTCACCACGCAAAGCTTTACGCGAATAGCTGACGGTCAAAGCACCTACAGCATCATGAGTGAACGACACAGTATAGGAAGTCGGTTCAGGCAGCAATCCAAGCTTGCTTCCATTGGCCTGATATGCGACAAGACGAGATTTTAGAGTCTTACCCATAAGCATCCCTCAACTTAAAAAGAAAGAAGCCAGTGGAAATCACCACCAGCTTCTCTTAAACCTGCACGCCACATTCCCGGAACCAGTGGCCTTAACTGCAATCCTGTAGTCACCAGAAACATCAGGATTGACTTGCAACCTACCGGAAGGCAGATAATCCAATCCGGCTGTCTCGTTCTGAGAACTGCCAGACCATGCGGAATCACTATCGGAACTCCATGCAGTCAACGATCCCGCATCCAAATACAAGTAAGGCCGAGCATCCACGCGCGTGCCAGACCATGTGATACCGGTACCGGATACCGTATCCTTCACCGTTATGCCCGTCACACCTTTCGGGAAACGAAACACCATGTCTGTTATGGGAGCGTCACCGCAACTATACGGAAGTTGAGTGGAAAGCACACTCGGACTAGCGTTCGGAACGCCCTGCCAGAACGTGTAGTATCCGGCGGACGGCATCACCGAACCGCCGGACATGACCTTCCCACCGTTCAAAGGCAGCGAGACGGTCTCATATGCGACAGAACGCCACCACACGTCAGGCATGGCGAACACGGCAGTGAACGGAACAAACCTGTTCGGATGACTTTTGGAATCATCAGGACTCAAAGAGGTCAACTCGACACGGGTACGCTGCTCGACACCATCGACAATCCGACTCATGACAAGATTCGGCATCGTGCATAACCGCATCAGCCTGGATGATTCACCAAGCACGTCAGGCTCCCAAGCGCATACCTGCAACGACAATTGACGTTCCGAAAACCTAGGCGTCATGCCGGAATGGATAGAACCATGCCGTTGCGGAACTGTCGAAACGGTACGGTCAACACTGATGGCGCTCAACAATGTCGAACCAACAGTAACGATGCAGTTCTCCGAATCAAGAGGAACATTATTCAACTTGTAGAAACACGTGGAAAAAGCCACGATACTCCCCTCTCACATGCCGATCATCGCAGCCTTGTCCAACTTCTGATTCGTCTGAACCGAGATTGGCGTGATAGTCGGATATTGGAAGTTCTGCGTGATGTTGTACGTAGGGCCGCTTTCAAACTTGACATCGTCGGAAGAACCCGCCGAATAGTCCGAAACTATGGAAGGCATCGAAACACGAGTCATACGACGCGCGTTCTTCAAATACTGGCTTGGAATGTCGCCACTCGCATTGATGGCGCTCATCACTCCCTTGCCGTACAGGGCCTCCATGCTATGCACTGCGGCGGCACGAACAACATATTCACCAGTGGACACGTCGGTGGAATCGTTCAAAGCGATGGAATCGCTCGTATTCGTTCCACATCCGACGATCCTGCCGGTGCGGGTCACATTATCGCCCTCGACCTCACCGCCTGTGGCACGTCCTCTCTTGGTTCCGAAAATAGCGTTGAACGTCCTGCTCGCCCAACTTCTGCCCTCGGCCCACAAAGTGCCGAGCATTCCCCAGAAACTACCGGAAATATTTCCACCGAACTGCGCGTTATACGTGCTTCCATTCCACTGGTTCGCGGTGCGTTCAGCACTGCGTTTCGCCGGCTGGGTGTTGTCCCTCGCGCCGAGTGACGCGGTGGGTCTCAACGAACCGTAGGCGTTGGCGTCGCCTTTCAAATAGTCAATGGTCATCGAAGCAAGATCGGAAGCCTTCAGATTGGTCGTATAGCCATTGCCATCCGTGCCTTTCTTGAACAGGTCGGCATGTTTCCTGACCTCATCGGTAGCGACAACGGCCTGATTGCCGTCTGCGTCCAACACGATGGTGTATTTGCCTGAACCGTCTGTGCTCGCATTGTTCATGAGATTGTTCACGGTTGATTGAACCTCATCCGCACTGGACAATGCTCCGCTGTTGATACCGTCAAGGACCGTGGTGAAGATGGCCGTATTGCCCTCGCCGGGGAACAATGCCCGCAAATCAGACAAGTAGGATGTCAGATTCTGCTTCGACTGTTCCGTTTCGGTCTTGAACAATGTCTTGACCTCTTCAGGAGTCAACCCATACAGTTGTTGCAGTTTCTGAATCTCCGACTCCGGAACGCCCATCGCCTTCGCCGTCTCGTAGAACTGTGTTGACAATTCCTGCTGTTTCGCATTCACCTCATCGGTTGACGCGCCGGAAGCAACCAACTGTTCGAGCCAATCATGACCGGTTGTTGCAAGATTCTGCAAACTGGTTTGAGCCAACTGTCCAGCCTCGGTCATGTTGTTGAACGAGTTCGCGGCATTATCCCAAACATTCTGCACGCCCAATTCCTTGATGCGTTGGATGGAATCACCCAAACCGTTGTAAATCTGACCGTATTCCGTAGCGACGCTCAAAGCGTTCTGCTGCGCGGTACGCTGATTGTTGACGATATCGTTGTACTTCTGAGTGGCACTGTTCAACATCTGCTGACGTTGAGACTGTGTTGCGATGGCGATAGACACCGAATCAGAATCCTCGCCCATCTCTATCAGTTTTTTCGCATAGCCCTCAGCATGACCATTGGCAATCGATGTGGCCTCAGCGTTGTCAATGTACTGCTGACGTGCTTTCTCCATCACGGTAATAAGCTTCTTTGCGGCACCAGCCTCATTGCCATAATTCTGCGTGGCGGTAGCCGAATAAGTGCTATGCGCATCATACGTGGCCTTCAACTGGTTCATCATCGAGTTATAAGCCTTCGTACTGCCACTTGCAGCCTTGCTCAGACCAGTGGTCGAAATACCCAACTTGTCGGCGGCATCAGCCGTATTCTTGAACCCAGTAGTCCAATCATCCAGCCAATTAAACCCAGTCTCGGCATAATTGTCATCCTTGAACGCATCCTGAATTGCGGAAGCGACATTCGATAATGCGCCAGAAGCCTCGGCAGCGGAATCAGGAATCTTCCCCAAAGCCGTTGCAATATTCTCAGAAGCACGTTCAGTAGCTTGGGCCTTCGCATTATAGTCTGAATACGCTGCGACGGCAGCAGTGACAGCCGCTATGCCCCAAGTTGCCGGACTGGCAAGCGTAGACGCGAGCATTCCACCCAAACCGGATGCCACGGCCTTCACCTTGCCCATCGCGCCCTCGGCGGAACTAACCTTCGACACGAACTCAGAAACAGCTGGATTGGATGCTACCCACCCCTGCGCGACATTCTTTAACGTCACACCAGTGTCAGTGGAAGTCACCCCCAACTCCATCAGAACCTTCTGCCATTGCAGCGATTTCATGGTATTTTCAACAACGGCAAGCTTCACCGTGTCCAAAGCGGTCTTACCCGCCTTGCCGAACGTGGCGAACACGCCCAACGCTGCCTGAATCGGTTCCGGCAACGCGCTGAAAGCCTTAGCCACAGCCTCGGCGGCGGTAGCGATAGCCTGAATCAGCGGAGCAGAAGCACGAAGAGAAGCAGCCAATGTGCCGCCGAACGTCTTAGACAGTTGCCCGACAGTCGAAAGCAGCTGGCTGAACATCGGACTCACATCGCCAACAGCGTTGAACACCTTCTGGAATCCGTTGGAAACGCCAGACGAAAAATCGGAAATACCACCGCTACTGTTCTTCAACAGGCGGCTCACATTCTTCGTGAACGAAGCAATCGTCCTACCGGCATCACCGAAAACATTTCCCACGGTATGCCGCAGAGAATAGCCAGCGTCACCAATCTCGGAGAATGAATCACGCATCGCGGACTGCGCCACTTTAGCGCCAACGGCCCACGACTTCAACGTGTCTTGGAACTTTGCCGAATTGACAGCCTTATCCGCCTTCTGCAACTCCTTGGAGAAGCTTTGGATGCCATTCTGGTCCTCAGCCAAAGCGGAATACAAGCCGGAAGCAATACCCATGAGCGCTTTCACGGAATTCTTCAAATATCCAGCCTGTTCAATGACACGCTGCATCGACTTCTCAATCTCACCGGACGCGCGAGCATTATCAACCCAACGTGCGAACTGATCCGCAAGCTCACTCACATACCGTGTGGCACGAGGAAGATACTGGCTAGTTGAATCGCCAAGATTCAGAAAAGCCTTGACAAGGCTCTCGACACCCGGTTCCAAATAAGTCAACGACTTATTCACATCGTTGAAAATGCTGGATACGACGCTTGTCTTATCGGCTTCCTTGACCATCTTGGTCATGCCGACGACGATTCGTCCCTCATGGTCGGCAAGAGTTGACATTTGGGGAATCAACGTGTCGGCAATGGAATCAGCCAATCCGCGAATTGCCGGACGGGCCTGACCGTAGAAAGCGTTCACCACACTGTCGGACAGCTTGCCCAGCTTCGTGGATGCAATGTCGATCTGGTCGCTCCAAGTAGCACCCTTGTCGCCCCAAATCATCTTCACGGACGCATAGGCGGCGCCCAATCCGACGAGAGCGGCCGGGGCTGCCAAAGCGGCCTTCGACATGGAAACAATCGAAGAGCCAACACCAAGCACGCTACGGGACATGTTGATAGCGCCAGCGGAAACGCCAGCGAAAACAGTTCCCAATGCGGAGAAGAATGGAACCTTCTCATCCAGCGAGTCCATGAAATTCACGAACTTCTGGAATTGATTGTTTACAGCACGCAAGCCTGTCGCGCCATACGTCATGCCATCCAACATCTTGCCGAAATCAGTGGCATGAAGTTTCGCGTAAATCTCAACGGAACGCGGGCGGGTGAGCATAGCAAGATGAGTACGGGCACCAGCCGTTTTAAGGTCGATGTCCATTTCAAGCTTCTTATAATCCTCTTGAAGCTTCTTGGCCTTCTCACGCGCACGGGTCACATCCAAATCAAGATTGGCCTCATAGTGGTAGTTCTTATCCTTGCCGGCATGGAACGCAGCAAGATTCAGCTTGTCGATGGCTGACCGGTAGTCGGTCTCGATGTCATTCGGAAGACTGCGGAATTTCCGCTTCAACGCTTCAAGTTCGCGTTCCATGCTTTTCGCGCCGTCGAGATAGACCTTCGCATGGGCATCCATCCCATCGACCTGCCGCAAACGCTTGGACACGTTCTCAAGAACGTTGACGACCTCGGAAACATCGTTGACGTCAACACGGATGCTCGCCTTGCTGTTGCGCTTCAACTGCTGCATCGCATTGTTGAGCTGTTCGACGAGACGGTTGGCGCGAGCCATCGAGACATTGTTGGAACTGCCCAGAGGCTTGACCTTCTCGATCGCATCCTGCATACTGCGGATGTGCTTCTTGACGTTATCCAAAACGTCGATCTGCTTGTTCGCGTATGCCGTGGTCAACCGCGTGTTGCGCTTCACCGCGTCCTGATACGATTTGCTTTTCAGCGTGACCTTGCGCCAAGCGTCACCACCATTGGCGATACGCTTGTTCATCGCGGAAACAGCCTTGTCGGAAGACTGAACTTGCTTGCGCATCGTTCGCAGATCACGCAAAGCGTCTGTCAGCTCGACCTTCGGGGATACTTTACGTTTATCAATGTCCCGAAGCACACGCTTCAGATCGGAGTCATCGCCACGAATCTCAACATTCTGGACGATGCCATCATCCTCGATACGTCTTTTCGCGGCACGCCAACGAGACATGTCAACGTCAGGCGTCACACGAACATCGAAATCCTCATCGGCGTATCGGGCGAGCTTACGGCGGAGTTCTTCGCCAAAACCCTTGGTGTTCGGATAAATATCAATTCCAACGGAACCGGCGAGATACTCCACCATAAGAACCCCTGTTTTTCAATCACATGCCCAGAAACGCCTTCATCGACTCGAAGTTGGCGGAAACACGCCTATCAACGCCATCGGCGGCATGAGGGGGCATAATCGGTTTGAACTCAGGGTGCTTGCCATCCTTGAACTGCAAAGAGCCGGAAACCAGCAAGCCGACCTGATTGTAAATACCCAACAGCAGACTCGTATCCTGAGTGAACCCGTGAAAACTCAAACCGGAATCACTCTCGGACTCGGCGCGGGCACGCTCATCTGGATGGTTCAGCAACCATTCCCGATACAACGACTCGTCATAGCCGGCAAGACCGCCGATAAGGGTCAAAAGAAAACCGCCGTCATACTCATGCATGGCGGCGGGAAGATTCAGATTGTAGAACCTGCGGAAATCACACGTAAGCTCTACCTTGCATTTCCGGTAGGCGTCCTTGACGCTTCGGATTTTCCCAAGGACGCGCCATAGAATGCGTTAAGCAGCGTGAACACCTGCACCAGAACAACCGGACTCCGACCAGTGACCCACTTGTGGTAGGCGTCAACATCCTTGGCGATCTTCTCGAAGAAACTGTCGCTGGCGGTCACCATTCTGGCTACGGCCAGACTCGAGTCAACATCATCGGAACTCTTCTTATGGAACACGCCATAGCTTTCGGACGCGACAGCATCAACAACCATGAAATCGCACGTCTGAGCCACAGAAAACTCGTGCGCCGGAATGAACTCGGGACATCCTGCCAACTCCTCATGCTGTTCAACAAACTCAGCCAACGTGTCAGGAATATCCGCAACGGTCTTAACAGTGTTCTTATCAGTTTTGGAAGCCATAATCTGTAATCCCCATCAAAAACCCATCTGCCAATCGTTGGAAAGGATTGCCCCCGCACGGATGGGTACATGCGGGGGCAATGGGAAATCTCAGTCCTTCGAGGTCAAACCCGATACGGTCTGGGAGGAATTGCCCGGATTCTTACCGCTGGAATCCGGGCTGGTTATTTTTCCGTGAACGTCTCCGGGGCGAAGATCTGGTACGCGCCGACCTCACCATGGGCACCGGCCTTCAGCACGCTAGTGGATTTCACGACAGCGTTGAAGCTGAACTCCGCGAAATCCTCATCGGCGAGGCTGACGTTATCGAACGTGAAATCGGTCTCCGGCAGATACAATCCGAAACTCAGCTTGTCGGAATCATCGTAGGCGAGAACGAACAACGCCAGATGCTGCACGACCGGCTGCAACGGCACGACGATGCCGCCCTGGTCGCCGGCCCAGCCGCCAGTGACCTTCGTGATTGTGGCCGAATCACCCTGCACGGACGCGCCGGACACGGTGATGGTCGGGGCCTCGGTAGAACTCTTCGCACCGGCGACAAGCCACGTGTCCTTCGTGGTGGTGTCCCCGCCATCCTTGCTGAAGCTGATCTTGTTGTTGTTGGAGGTATGGCCGATATTCTCCCAATTCACGACGGAACCGCTGCCAGCGGCGGCAACAGTGCCACTATTCAACAAGAACGAGGAAACTTTGGTCGGAAGAGCGGTCTTCGCGGGAGCCGTGAACAACGTACCGCGAGACGCCTGAATCAGACCATCGGCATTAATAGCCATAATGGTGCCTTTCTACTTGAAATTGATAAAAGAAAAGGCCCGACCGATACCGGTCAAGCCTTGAACGAATCGCGGGCAGTCACAACAGCCGACAGCCCATACTCCTTGACGTTCTTGCCTTGATTCTCTTTCGAATCAGACTGCCTCTTCTGCGCCGTCACAGACACGGTGCCAACCGTTCCAGCTGTCGTGGACTCCTCGAACGGCCAACCCTGCACCGTCTTATACAAGTGACGTGCAAAACCGTGAGGATCGTTACAGTCAGCGGCCAAAACCGTGAACGTCACGCCGAAACGCCACAATCCACGGTCAAACTGTTCGGGAGCGGAAACATAATAGAGAAGAACCTGTCCACGTTCACCGTAAGCGTTCAAAGGCAAGTCAAGCTCGCTGCAAACCTTCACATCAGGCCACTCCTCGCACGGATACGCCCGATTCAACAGTTCATAAACCAACTGTTCCGCATCGATTGACTCACGAACGTCAATGGCAAGACGCTGAAAAATGTTGTCCGTCACAATCTCACCCGACTCAACGAATCAAACATGATATGTTTTCCCGGAATACGCGCTCTCGGATCACGCGGCCCATACTTGTGCTCAAGCCACCGGTTGAAATAGCCGAACTCCAAATGCGGAGCGACCTGCGTGCCATCACGGCCCATGACGGACATGACAATCTGATGATGCCAGCCGACTTTGCGAACGGAAACCTCGATCCTATCCGCAACACTTGAATGCGTAGCGGCCTCATTCGCCTTCGCGCGGACGGCAGACACGCTATGCACGGCGGCGCGGCGTGTAAGTTCCGGCCCATACATCTTCGCGATATCGGTAGCGACGCTACGTCGAATCGTGACCCTTCCCAACGCCACCCACCTCCTTCACCCATTCAGGCTCGGAAATGCCGCCATCAAGATAATCGCCAATAACAACACGACGTGCACGAACCTCCCAATGCCGGGAGAAACGAGAACCACTCCCACGCCACGTAGGAGCGCCGTCAGCATCGTAATAATCGCCCTTATACCAGATCCGGGAATAAATGTCGCCGGGCCATTCCCTCGCAATAATCTGCAAAGGAGTGACCTCTTCCAAACCGCCGGGGTTATCCGAAGATGGCGTCTTATCCTCAGCTCCAGAAATAGAGAACATGCCAGCCTGCTGCGCACGACCCTCAACACAGCAGATGACCTTCACCGGATCGCCAGTCTGCACATACTGGCCGCCGTGCGCGTCCTGAACATGCTTGCGAGGAATCACAACGACATAATCCGTGTCGAACAGCTGTTTCTGACCACCGTAATGGGTTTGGTCATCCTCGTAGAGGTAATGGCGTTCATTCGTATCACCGTCAAACAGAAACGCCATCATCAACCTCCATAACCGGGGTCGAAACCAAGACTGATGTGTGACATCGTGCCAGCGGATTCAGCGAAACCATTCAGAATCGATTTCTCAGCTTTCGACAAGAACAGCCGGGGACTTGGATCATAGCCAGGCTGATTCTGCTGCGGATCATGCTCCGTGTACGAGTAAGAACCATTCGCTTCGGTTTTGAACCGGTTGAAACGTACTACACGCAACACCATTTCGCATACGACCGACGCGAAATCACTTTCAGAGAGACGCCCCTTCTTCAAGCGCGTCCGAACAATCGGGCATTCGCTCAAACAGATGAGAGCGGCCTTGCGGCATTGAGCGGAAATCCAATCAGTGTCGAAATGCTCTTCAAATAAATCCGCGTCGGCGGAACCGTAGACGCGCATATACTTCAACCAGTCGATGTTGTCGATGATTGCCGTGCTCATACGCGCCTCCTACATCATGCGGTCAGTACAGTGGCCTTCAAAGTGCTGTTGGACTGCACAAGAACCGGCAATGCAGTACCGTTCACGTAAGCCTCGTATCCCGGAGTCGAAGACGGAGTATTCAGCACGGCTCCGATAGGGCCAGCGTTCTTCTCACGGCTGATGCCATATGCAGGAGTCTGAGCTTCAGCGGTCGGCCCCAACGCGGTGTAACCCATGTTCACGTCACCGAAAGCCGGAATCAGCAGGATGGTGTTCTCAGGGAAGAAGCTCTTGACGCCACCCGGAAGAGTAATCTTGGACTGGCGAGCGAAATCACGATACCTTTCGTCAACAACGTAAATATCCTGAATGCCGGTGTACAGGCTCAAAACGCTCTTCACATCATTCTCGGAAACAAGAGCCGGAAGGGTGGAACCCTGACCGCGGAACAAGTAGTTGATGATGGCCGCGTTGGACGTCAAAGCGTTCACAACCTTACGGGTGGTGACCATGATGGTAGGACGCGCACCCTTCTTATCGTCGATAAGGTCGGACCATGTACGCAAATCCTTGACCGGATCACCAGTCTTGTCCCAAGTCTTCGTAGTTGTCAAAGAAGTGGATAGTGCAGAATCACGTGCATAATCCCAAGCTGCATCCTCATTGGATTCTGTGATGCCGAGCTTCGCGTCAACGGCGACGGCCACACGCGCCTTCTCCAGACGGTAGGCCAATTCCTTGCCCAACTGAACGAAATAATCGCTCAGAGTGGTCTTCAAATCTCCGTTGGTCATGGAAATGTTGCCATTTGCGATGTCCTTTTCGGACACGCGCATACGCTTACGCAACGGCAGCATGGAAGTGTAGGACAGCTTCTCACCGCCAACAGTACGACCATACGGTGCCTCAGCATCCCAAGTGGAGAACTTCATCTCATCAACCTCAGGATCATCCTGATTCGGAGTCCACTCGACAGACAAGCCGGTGAACTGGTCCGGCAGGATGGAAGCGAACGGCAAAGCTGCCGTAGTTGTCTGATAGGCTCCCAGCACGATGGCGGAAGCCTCGTCGGGAGTAATGATGTCCTTATTCAACAGACTCATTGAAAAACCTTCCTAATATGCGAAAACCCGCCATGATGGGCGGGTTTCAAACGGGTAGAAACTAAACTCAGGCAGTATGGCTGGTGTCACTTGCGGATGCGGCGGCAGTTGCCGGATTCAACACGGTCACATGCGGAGCTGCGGCGCCCTTGTCATAATCAAGGAACAATCCCTCCAACTTCGCCTTGCTGAAATCAACGGTGTACGGCAGATTCTTCTTATCGATAACACCCATATAGCGGACGCCGACAGTCGGATACTGATCCTCGAAACCGGTACGAGTGAACTGCACATGCACCTGAGACTCCAAGAAGCCGATGATCGTGCCATTACGGCCATCGGAAGCGTTCGGATCGTACGGGCCATAGTTGTTGGTTCCAGTAATCTGAGCCAGCGGAATACCGGATTTAGTCCAAGCCTCGTAATCATCGTCGGTAATGGACGCGAAGTAATCGTTCTCATGCGACTTGTCATTGGTGAACGTAGACAAGTCAAGCTGTGCTTCACGCACACCATCGGTGATACGATTGATAAGCCAAGACTGGTCATCCTTCGGAGCGGTCTTGGCGACAGTATGAACCATCTGATTGGCCATATTTATCTCCTTATAAAACTATTTCTTGATTTCGGAATGCTTCACGCCGTAGTTGTAAGCGTCGGAAACGCTTGACTGCGGCTTGCACACATGCATGTTTCTGCTCTGCAACTCCTTCGCCAACTCCGGCGATGGCTCACATGGAGCATTCCCATCATTCTTTTTCTGCCCCGCTTCAACCGTTTCAGTCTTGCTCGGCATGAACTTCACAAAAGCGTCAGCCCATTCGGAAATCTTTTCCGGCTCAGTCTCCCCACACAAAGTGTCGAAAGCCTCGTCGGTAATCTCTGGATGCAGTTTCTGCGCCTTCAAACGGGCTATCTGCACGTTCGCCTTGGCAAGAGCGCCCTCAGTGTCGGCAAGCTTCGCTTCGGCGGCATTGGCACGATCACGATTCTCATACATCTTCTGCTCGTTCTCACGAGCCTGATGCTTCCACATGCCCAACTTCTCGGAAAGGTCATCCGCACCATTCTTTTGAGTCGCGGTATCGGCGGCTACAGGAGAAGTGGCAGTGTCCTTCGGCTGCGCGTTCACGCCCGTTTCAGGCGCATTCGTAGATGCCGCCGTTTCAGCGGTATTGGTATTTTCATCAGCCATTAGGCTTGAATCCTTTCAATAGTGTTATGCGGCTTCGCCAAGCATCGACCGCATCTGGTTGAGCATGGTCTTCTGCCATGCCATAGCCTGTTTCAAATTCTTGGAAGGCTTGAACGTGAACGTCCTACCCTCATAGCGGAAAGTCACCGGTTTACCGGCCTTCTGCACTTCCTTGTAACGCCGATTGAACTCGATTGCCCGATTCTCCATACGACGGCACTGAGCCAACGTGGATTTACGGTCAGGCGTATGCCAAGCGTCAGAAGCCTTCGACGGAACTGGACTGGGCGTATCCTTCGCATCCTCGGCAAGAAGCACAGGGCCCAACTCGCCATGAGTAATGGTCTTGACCTTCACCTGCTTCAACGCGGACGCGGTAGTACCACCAGCCTCGGCGTACAAGCGTTTCAAATCCTTCTGATTCAACTGGAAACCCGGATCGTAATCACTGCCAGCCGGTGCCACACCACAATGACAGTTAGCGTGCAACGGCAACAAGTCAGCCGTCGAATACCATCGGTCAGCCGCCACCACGCACAAGCCACAAGAACCCGTCTTGGACAGTTCGGGATGTAACACCCTGCGATACTCCAACACCTTGCTATCCTTGTACCGTTCAAGCGTGGCGCTCGTCTGCGCCCTCGAAACATCCTCGTCAACAGTGGTCTGCAAACGGTTGAACGCCTGTTCAATCCACTTATCAACCTCGCTGAATATCTCATCGGTCTTGCTAGGCCACGTTTCAGGACGAATCGTGGGGTTTTTCACCGCAAGACTCCGATACGTGTCAGCCGGACGTTGCGCCACAAGCCACGGATCGGTATTGTCACGAGGAAACACCAAACTAGGCACAT